ATCTGGAGCGCAACGTCGGGGACGCCGACAAAGTAGATACCGGCCTGCTCTTGCAGTGATTGAAGAATTGCGTCCATGTTACGCTCCCCATGTCGAGATTTTTACCAGTTCGCCAACAGCGGCGACGGACTGGGATGTGAAGTTCGTGATGATGCCACCGGCGGTTACAACGACAGTGCCAGAGGCGGTGTACGCGGTGCCCGGAATGTTGAGGCCATACAGGCCGACCCCGCCATTCGTCCCGCTGATGAAACTGGCGATACTTGTGCCAGTCGGGATGCCGCCTGTTGCCGTGATGGGCATTCCGGGGACAAGCGTTCCGGTTACGGCGGTCACGTTCAAGACGCTCCCGAAGGTGGTCATGCCGGTTGCGCTCGCCACATAGCTTGTGCCGCGAACGCTGATCGTGTAAACTCCCGCCGTGGCCACGCCGCCGCCACTGACAACTCCGGTCACGGTAGCATTGGCCGGGAAGCCGCCCGCAACCGTAGCAATGGAATCGCCAACCGAGACGAGGCCCGCCGACGCCGTGATCTTGACCACGTTGCCGAAGCTGGTCACGGTCGCTGTGCTGGTCGTGTTGTTTGCGCTCAGAACGTAGGTGCCCGCGCCGCCGGGAGTCCCGCCGGTATCCTGCGAGACGATGGTGGTTCCGGGGATGATTCCCGTTCCGCTCACCGTGTCGCCGACGCTGATAAGGCCGGTGACGGAGGTGATGTCGATGCGGCTTGCATCGCCGCTGTGTGCGCTACCCGTGGAAGTCGAGCCGAGTGCGCCAGTGTTGGTCGAGCCAAGCGCAGCGGTGATAGCCGAAGGAACCACGGGCAGAGAGCCAACGCCCATGAGCGCAGAACCATCGGCGTATAGCGCATAGATGGCTTCGTTCATCGTGGAGGCAGTTGTGCCGCCGTTCTTGGCGAAGAAGTCTCCCTGCTGGTGAAGCACGACGGGGAAGCCCGCCGGGATGAGCATGGAGAACTCGGCCAGATACTGCACGATGAGTCCCTGCTGCTCGCGGTGAACGAATCCCGAAGGTGCAACGCCAGCCGCGCCGTAGTTGGTAACGGTGCGACCATCGGCCCCAACCCATGCGAACTTGCCAACGGTGACGCCAGCAGGCCCAGCCACCAAACCACCGGGGCCAGCAAGAACCGAGGCGCGAGGATTCGCCGACGCGAAATCACCGGCAACGGCAGGAGCGGGTGTGAGATTGACTACTGATTGAAAGGGCATCGTTTTCTCCTGGTCTTACGCGTGGCTAAATCGTGAAGCATTGGGGAACTTCGCCTTGAGGCCGGCGGAATCCTGAGCGAGCTTGGGAGCGACCGTACCCGTTCTCTCGGACGCGAGTGAGAAGAGAGCCTTGAGAGCCGGAACGCCGGTGACGCCCTTGTGGTCAACCTTCAGATGGTCGAGCGCGAAGGCGTAGATGTCTTCGGCGGAATCCTGAGCGAGAACGTCTCCCACAACCGGGCGAACGATGCGAGCGGCTTCGGCGGCGTCGCGGAGTTCGGCCTTGAACGAGTCCATCGCGTGACGAATGCGAGAATCTTTTGCGCTCCGCAGACTGGCGGGCATAGCATCATCCTCTGGATCATCCGCACTCCCGTCTTTTCTCATTTGCGCCCACATTGCACGTTCCTCCCCGGTCTGCGCGTCTCTTGCAATGCGGTCTTTGGCGATGCGCTTGTCTTTGGCTTCTTTCTTCTTGCGCTCGTCCTCTTCGTCGTCGTCCTCTTCGTCCTTGGCGGCGGCTTCCTTCTTCTCGCGGGCCTTCCTCTCTTCCTCGGTTTCGTCCGCATCCTTCGCGGGCTTTTCCTTCGGCTCCGGGTCGTTATCGAGAATGGCGTCCATCACGGCGTCCACATTTTCCTTCTTCAGTTCGGCGTCCATCGCAAGCAGCTTCGCGCCCACCGCTGCCTTGTCAAAAGTCTTCTTGACCGCCTGCCCTACCAGACCAGGCAACGCGGAATCCTGCGCCAGCTTCGATGAAGCCGCGCCCAGTGTTACGAAAAGTGCCTTGCCCAACTTGGTCATCTTGGTCATGTCAACCCTCGTGAATGGATTACTGTCTGCTGCTGCTACGTCCGATCCTGCTCGCCCAGATTCTACCACAGCGAGATGGTTGCCAACAATCTGAGTCATTATACCATCATAATGTTCGCCCTTGTAATCGCCGGGTGTCATCACCGGGACATAATGGTACGAACAGGAGAACTCCATCACCGTTTCCGTCTCGATTCCCGCAATGGCTTTTGAGTCCCAGATTGCAACATCGGCGTCAAGGTAAGGATCGTTGAACTCTACGTCTGAGCCGATGGCCCCGACAATCAGCTTCTTTTTTTCCTGCTCGTCCATCGTGTCGTAAGTCGTCACAGGAACGTGCTTGGAGAGAATCTGATTTCGCTCGAACGTGGGCGCGGCCTTCTTGAGTTCACCCGGCTCACGGAAGAGACGATAGATTTTATCGGGGTCTAGACCGAGCGCGTCCGCGCCGGGAATCTCACGGCCATAGTAGGGATTCACAGACGCCTTGCTGATATGCGTCTTGGAGATGTGCATTCGTCCATCTTTGTCGATGGTGCGGGCTGACGCGTCGAGTGCAATGTCTATCGTCATCTTGGTCACATTGTAGCACCGCAACTAAGCCGTCATGTGCGGAAGGATCGGGCGAGACGAACACCGGCAATTGATTTCCTCGCCTGGGAGCACAAACTTTCCCGCTGCGCTGTCCCACATCCCCTCCGCAATCTTGAAGGGCTTGCCGTTCATGGCGACGTGCGTTGGGCGCGGCTCTTTGCCCCCGTGCGAATGAAGCCATATTGCTTCGACAATTCCCAACTCAAGCTGTCGCGTCCGCGCCACTGTTGCGTTTGCTTTGTTGCTCTGGTCACGCGCAATCAGGTACGCCCGATCCGCCGTCTTCGGGTACAGAGCCTGCAACGCCTTCACCATCCCCGGCAAGTCACGCCCCGCCGTGTACGACCGGCTAACGATTCCCTCGACCTGCAACAAATACTGCTGGGGTATCGACTTGATTAGCCCTACGTTCTCGGCAAGGCAAGCGTCGAACGCATCGCGCATGGCCGGCGTCATGGTGAATTTCACCGTCCATCCGGCATCCTTCAACGCCATACGCATCGCTGTGTCAGATCCTCGAAACGCATTCTTGAGGTACGTCTCGGCAACCGTGGGGGCGGCTTCGTCGAATCGCTTGAGCCATCGTTTGACCAGCTCGCGGAATGTTCTTTGCGCCGCGCGATACGGGCTTGCATCCTGAGCGAGCAGCGGGGGCGCCGCGCGATAGTTTGCCTTGAGCCAATACTCCACGCTGTTGGCCATCTCATCAATTAGCATTAGAAGCCGTGCACGATACCGCGCAGACAATCCTTCGTTAGCGTGGATGGCGCGAGCGACCTTACTTCTTGGCGTCGGAATTATTGCCATCGGTCAGCCCCTTGGTTTCTTCCGGCTCATCCGGCTCCGGCAACTGTGGCTCTACTGACAAGTCCAGACCCTCATATCCCGAATCAGGATCACGCGCCAGACGCTCGCGCTCTTCGCTTGGATCAAGTACGCCACGGTCGATGTAGTTGCAAGCCGATGTACTCTTGGATGTCAGCACGTCCGCCTCTTCCTTCGCAGTCAACTGGAAGAGCGGCTTGAATGCGAACGTGATGTCCGGGTCAATCTTGCCGTACATAGAAAGCTGCATCACCTTCAGCACGGTTTCAATCGGGACGCGCCAGTTTGACTCTTGCATCGCAGCAATCAGGTCGTACCACACGCGAATCTCGCCCTCGCTTGAAGCATTCAATCCCGTTGGGGAGATGCCCGTAAGAACGATCATCGGCATACCCGAAGGCAGTCCCATGTGCTCTTCCGCCTGCGACTGCAACTCTGATAGCCCGCTCAGAGGCGTGTTGACCTGGACAAGCTCTTCGCGGTCTTTGTCGAGCAGCATCAACCCGCGATTGTTGCGCGTGAGCGTGAAGAGTTCGGCCCGCTTGAATAGGTCTGTGCCATCATCCCCTCCGGTC